ACTTTCTTAGTTGCATCATAATATTTTTATCTGCAGCTTTGATATCATCATCTGTTGCAGAAGTGTCAACATCTGCTGGGTCAATTCTTCTTTCTATTACTTCACCATACATTTGTTTAAACTTTTTAGTATATTGTGATGGTTTAGTTTTCTTATCTTTATCACCAGGCGCTGGTTTATATGCATTTGGGTTATCATCGTCCATTTTCGCTCCCTTTGTAAAATGGGCATCTCTTGCCTTTTTAGTAGATACAGACATTCCTTTTTTATCACCTACACCTTTTGCATAATATTTTGCTGGTTCTGAGCCTGGACTGTCTTTTATATCTGGGTCTTGTTTTGTTTTTGTTATTTTTTTTGTTTCTTTTATTGAGTGAAGAAATGCTTTATGTACATTTTCACCATCTGTGTATTGTACATAGTTTGTTCCTCTTCTAATAATCTCACCACTAGTTCCATCATTTATATTTTCTACCAAATCTCCGATTTGATAGATTGCACCTCTGACATATAAATCTCTTTCAATTTCTTCATCAGAGTATTTTGAATTCTCTTTTAAGTTCATACCTTTCCTCACATCCTTGAATAATTGATTACCATTTTTAAAACCTCGTGGTAATCCTTTTTGAAATGTATCATAATCATTATTAGTTGCAGCTGCTCTCATCTTAGATGCACTCATTCCAGTAACACCTTCTGCATCTGGGTCTCTTTCACCAGCACTAAAAATTTGTATAGTATCAAAATCATAAAAACCGTGTCGTTTTTCTTGACCATTATATGTTGTCAATAGTTTTTTAAACTCTGCAACTCTATCAGAACCTACTACCATATTCAATTCTTTATAACCTTGTTCGTGAAAGTAAACTGCAATATCTAAAACTGTTTTTAATTTGTTATTTGCGATTATGTTTCTTTTATGTTTTGGAAACATATCTCTCATATATGCAACTTTCTTTGCAAGTGGTAAAGGGTCTTTCTTATTGTTTTGAGAATGTGATGGGAATATGTAATAGTCATCACCACCAGCAATCTTCTTAACTTTCTCTATTAGTTTTTCGTGACCAGTTGTTGGTGGATTGAATCTACCAAATGTAAATACAACTGATTCAGTTCCTTCTAATAAGTTTCTAAGTTTCATTTCCTACCTCTACTATTGGTTCACTTGTTTTGGAATCAATGTAATCACCTTTTGATGATTTCATATATTTTCTCGTACTAACTTCTTTTACTAACATACCATCTTTTATAGTGTAAGTAATATATTTTGCAACAATTACACCTTCTTTACTTCTTTCAATATGGTTTTTCATAGGGCCTTCTTCTATCATTATTTTGCTCTCATTTTTGCAATTCTCTCTCTATCTGCAATTCTTACTTTTCTTTCTTGTTTCTTCGCAATCTTATTAATCTTCTTTTTAACATTAGGTTTAGATAAGAAGTTTTGAGTTATCTGTGCTTTTCTCTGCATAGGTAAACTTCTATATGGAAGTTTGTATATCTTTTGCACTAATAAATCAATCGCTTTCTTTCTTGCAATTCTTTTTATTGCTTCTGGTTTTTTATATCTTTTTAATGCTCTCATTCTTTTTTTTACAAACATCGCAGATTTTGCTCTTAACTTTCTTCCTGCTTTTCTTGCTCTTTGTATAAACTTAGAAATCGCAGTAACTTCGTCAAGATTCTCTTTATCCATAATCTCAACAATCTCTTGGTCTATGGAATACATATCTCTCACATCATCATCTAAATCCATAACAAACTTTTTTAACTCTGTAAATGTTTTCATTTGTTCATTTCCTTTGTTTTCTTTTTCATCTTCTCTATATAAGCACGATAGATTGCAGCCTCTTTTGTTTTACCAGCAACTTTTGCTCTTTGTTCCATTGCAATCGCAGCTTGTATTTTGTGTGCGTGTTTTCTATTACTACTATTTATTTTCTTTACACTTGCCCTTGCAGTCTTTTCATCTTTAAATCCTAGTCCGTGTATTGTACCTTTAGGATTCTCATCTGTATATAAATCAGAATGTTTATCAGACCCTGCTGGTTGACCTTTCTTTCTAGGTATTCTTGGTGCTTCTATAAATTGTTTAAATGTTTTCATTACCACTCAATATCGTTTTTAAAATTAATTACTGGTTTAAGATGTAAAAATTCCATCATATTGTTTGCAGATTTTGTTATGAATTTTCTAACAGCATTAAATAGTTTATTTAAAAATTGAACAAATCTTTGAAATATACTTTTAACCCTATCAAAAAAACCCTCTTTTAATAATGTACCTTTTTCATAATCATCATATGAATTTTTTAAATTTTTAACAGCTGCATTATACCCTAAACCTACTGTTGACCAAAATCTGTAATGTCCAGTCTTTGTCTTTTTACCATCAATTTTTTTTGTGACCGAAGAAGTTTTAAATTTAACATCTGGATTAACTTTTGCTAATATTTCTGAAACATATCTATCACTTGAACTTTTTACTTCGTGCATTTCTGATGAACCATCAAAATCTACAACTAAAAATGTATCTGCACTTGCATCACCACTATCAAATTTTACTGCACCAGTCATAGCTTCATACACAAAATTCTTTTTAAATTCTATATTTTTGTCAAACAACTGAGTAAATTGTTTTTTTAATTTTAAATTATGTAAATCTGCAGCTTTCAAAACTTTATCTTTATCAAATGTACCAGCTGCAACATCTCCTATTTTACCTTTTCTTCTTCTTGTATCTTGAAAAACTGTACCACCTTGTTTTTGTAAATCAACTCCACCCATAAATTCACCGACTGTTGATGGTAATAAATTTTTAATACCATCTTCTACTTCTTTTGCAATACCCTCAAGATTAAAATTTTTTGTGTTTTCCATTGCAGTTCTAAATGTTGATAAGGACTCACTAGGGCCTCCAGACATTAATTGAGAACTACCTTTTTTAAGTGACACTTTTTTACCACCTAATATAATATCAGTCTTTGGTGTTTTATTACTACCCAACCATTGAGGTGTTCCATCACTCCATTTCTTTTTAGTGATAACACCAGTTGCAGCCATTTTACCACCCTTACCTTTTAAACCAATGTCATTAATAATTTTTCTACCTAAATCTAAAGGGTCTTCAAAACCATTCGCAACTGAATACTTTTTAAGATTACTATATTTTGATATTTGCTCACCACCAGCTGCATGAACTAAAACAAATTCCATTTCTTTTGCAGCTTCTGTTGAACCCTCTGATATGAATTTTTTGAATGATTTCATTACTTATCCCAATTCTTTATTGCAGTAAAGTTATTAAAACTAAACTCCATTCTATCAACAAGTTTTACAGCCTTACCATCATTATTAATTGCAACATAACCTTCTGGATTTGTAACCTTAAATCCATTTTTTGTTTTTATAAAGGTGTCCGTTAGTTGTTTAACTGAATTCAACTTTTTAACAATTAACATCTTTGCGGCCACAAGGGCTTGTTGAAAAGAAATGACACTTTCTATATTTCTGATATGTTTCTTAAACTCTCTCAGATACTCGTTCTTATTTCTTTCAATCTTTTCTTTTGCACCGAGTGTCTTTACTTTGTCCTTATTCTTATCAAAATGATTTGCAATATGGTCAAGATATCCTTGAGCATGTTGTCTTACATTTTTGATAGTTTGTCCTTCTCTTACTTTTAAATTATTATATGTTTTCAGAGAAGCACCAGACAAATTCCCTACCATTGAATTTTGAAGTCTAATAAACTTCTCTAACAATGATGAATTTATTCGTCTAAAAATCTTACCTACTGTTGATAAGTATGATGTTACTTCTTCTGTTTCTGATTTGGTAAATGTTGCCTTACCAGAAACATCTTTGAATGAAGCATTATCCATCCATACACTATCTATCTTTTTTAATCCTTTTAAATCCACACCAAATTTTGCTGACATTGATGGTAAAGAATCACCTTCGTAGGTTGTGTGCCATACGACTCCAATTTGTGCTTTAGAGATTTGTCCACTAAGTTCACTACCCATAGGTGTAGCATACACGATAGTATTAGGCTGAAAAGAAATAAAGGTTTTGTCATCAATTTTCTCCTTTTTTAAATCTTTTTTAGTAAACATCAAGTCACCTTGAATTACATCTTTTATTCCTAGTTTTTTAAATTCTTTGAGTGCGATTGCAAACTTATCTTTTAAATCACCAGAAACATCTATTTCTGATTCTTCTTTATACAACTTTGGATTTACATTGAATACTGATTTCTTTGCGACAAAGAACTTGCCGTCTGATGGGTCAACGCCTGCAAATATAGCAGGAGCTCCGTCCCACTTAACAGTCATATTAACTGAACCTTTTGAAGACCCAGATAACATATCTCTAAGTGATTGTAGAAAATTAATTGCACCTCTACCCCCACCAACACCAAAGTTGAGTATCTCATCTTCTAGGTGTTCAAGGTGTAGATTTTTGCCTTGTTTATCTTCTAATAAGAATTCTTTAAATGTTAACATAGTTCAATTTTTCCATAGTTGTATATACTATATTTATAAATTGAACATTTGTCAAGTCCCTAAAACATTCCACTTCTTGCATTTAAATTACCAGCAACCATAACTCTTTCAAAGTCAGTTTCTTGTGGTGGTACTTTATGTTTTACCCAGCCTGGAAACATTACCAATAATCCGTTTGATGGTTGTACTTTATAATCTGAATTTGTAAATATGAGTGGAGAACATTGACTTGAAACATTGACATAATATGTCCAAGACCATATCGCAGGCCAATGGTCGTGTGATACGGTATGATTACCCTTTTTATATACTGCACCCCAACAATCATAACAATCTGGTATGAATTGTACTGGTGATATTTCTATTGAAACTTCTCTAACCCAGTTTACTAGTTCTTGAAAATGTTCACCACCAGCTTCCATTTGCATATTCCATTCTGTCATTTGTGCTTTTACATTTGACTTATGATTTATTCTATCACCTTGTTGTCTAATATATTTTTCTAATAAAGGATTAAGAGTTTTCCATTTGTTATATGTTTTGAGAACAACTGGATATCTCTCGTTAAATAATATTTGATTACCTTCTCTACCCCATATTGGTGGGTGGTCTTTTACTGGGTCATCTTTCATTTTTTTTCCTTTAAGAATTTAGGTAGAGGGTCTCTACCAAATGGTCTTATAGTCATTAAATTTGAAACCATTTCTTCAGCATCTTCCTTGAACTTGAATACTTGGACAACATCATTTGTTGGTAATTCAATAACAACATAGACAGCTTCTTTATTTCTCCATTCAACATCATAGTAGTATTTTACCTTATACTTTTTATATCTTGAGGTCGGAAAACTTTTCATAAGATTTTTCTCCTAATCTTTTTCCAACACCAGTATTATCAAAGACTGGTTCATCTTGTCCAGAGTCTAACACATCTTTTTGTGCGACTTGTTCAACATCGTATAACCTCATCTTTGCTCTATCTATTCCTAATATAAACCTTTTATTCATCGTAGGGTCATTATATCTATTCTTTAATTGTTTAATCATTATCTGATTTAAATCCTCTAGTTCCTCAGTAGATATTAATGCGAACATCAAATCAGCAGTTGCAGGCAAACCAAAACTCTCTGATGTATCTTCTAATCCTACATCTGTTGAAGTGTATGCACTTCTTGTTGTTTGAGTTGCAGATACTATTGGAACATTAGATTCAACTGCAAAACCTCTAAGTTCTTCTGCAATCGCCTTGATATAAAAATATGAACCTACACTTGCATTACCTTTAAATCTAGTTGATGAACATATATTTAGATAGTCTATAAAAATAATGTCTGGTTTAAATGATTTCTTGAGTGCAAGTTCTTTTACTAAACTTTTAAAATGACCACTATGTGCAGATGCAGTTGGATATTCTTTGATTACTAATTTACCATTTGTCTTCTTAGATATACCACTAATTTTATCATCAAACATTTTCTTTGGTAGTTCGTGTAAATCATCAATAGATAAATTCATTAAGTTTGCATCTATTCTTTCTGCAATCTTTTCTTCTGCCATCTCTAATGTAATATATAAAACATTTTTACCTTGCATTAAAGTTGATGCAGCCATATGACACATAAACAATGATTTACCTACACCAGTACCAGCAAGTGCAACATTTAATGTTTTGTTAGGTAAACCACCTTTAGTAATCTTATTAAAGTATTCTAAATCAAAAGGTATTCTATCTTCTTTTGTATGATAGTATTCATACCTATTTTCAGACTCATCAATGTAATCGTGTCCAATATGATTATCAAAAGATACTGCAAGTGCATCTGATAGTATACTAGGAATAGATTCTGGTGTGTTGTTCTTATCTTTATCTTCTATTATCTTTATACTATCAACTACTGCATTATATACAGCTTTGTCTTTACAGAATTGTTCTACCGTTTTCAGTAACCAATCGTAATCAACCTCTGACTTATCAAGGGACTTTAAAAGTTCTAATGCACTAGTGTGTTCAGTATCTGATAAATCCCTTCTGTTTTGAAGTTCTATTTCTAAAACAGTTTGAGTTGGAGGTTTAGAATACTTCTCTACAAAGTCATTTATTTCTTCAAAGACAATTTGTTGACTTCTATCTTTAAAATATTCTTTTTTAAGAAAGGGTGTTACCTTGCGATTAAATTCTTCATTGTTCAATAACTGACTTAGTGTCGTTACTTCTATCGTCTGATTTTGTACCACTAATAACCCCCTCTGAATAATGTTTATCTACTATATCACAAAGTATATCACCTAAAAGATTTTTGAAATCTATATTCAAATGTTCTTCTTTCAATCCATTGTAATCTACAACTGTATATTGAAATTTAAGAACTGCTTCTAGGCCAGGGTTCTGTGGGTCTTGTACTGATGCAATCTTTCCAAACTTAAATACAATACCATCATATCTACCACCTTTAATACCAATGCAATCTTGTTGTGATTTTGATTTGTTTTCTAAGAAAACATAATCGTCTGCGATATTACCCAAGTATCTCTTGGAGTTATCATTCGCTTTCCTCATAGCTTTCTGTTCCACCATATCTAAATTCCTTCTTCGCACATTCATCTAAGATATCCATAACATCTTTAGTGAAATATTTCTTTGGGTCGTTCAATATAGTTTTACCATATTGTTTTGAACCATCTGGTAATTCATACCTTGTTGCAACTTTTTTAAATACTTTATATTTTTCTGCAAGTTCAAGTAATCCATAATATCTATCAAGTCCTTTATTGTATGTTAGTCTAACATCAACCATTTTGTTTTCTACTGTAAGTCTTGATTTAAAGTTTTTACAATGTATAATATTACCTACAACTTCTGTTCCTTCTTTTTCTTTTCTTTTAGAAAGATATACAATAGAAGAAGCTGCATACTTTAATCCAGAACCACCACCCATTTCTTTTGTTGGAAACATAGAACCAACAACATCATATGTATGATTCG